GGGAGGCCGACTCTACGCCAGTGTACTCTACACCTATTTCCGCAGAGCCCAAGGCTATGGGGCCAATCACGACCCTACTCGACCTCACGAATCGTGACCTCCAAGAAAACGATATTTTCCCTATACGCAGTGAAATCACGTGGTTTACGCGCGACCAGGATCGCAGAGTTCTCTCATTTACACCCGTTGTACAAGAAACGGCCCTACGTGGTCCCGCGGCCTTTGGCCAGCGTTTTTCATTCGACCTTGGCTCTATACAAGTAGGCGACCTCCTACTGGGCACTGCCTTACAGATTAGCCTTGACCACTGGCTCGACGCACAAACACAGAATATGTATGCGGCTGGGAAACTCTCGTATCAAGACCGCGCTACTGCCTGGGAATACGCGAACTCTCTCGGCACATCTATTATTCAACTCGCAGAACTAGAAGTCGACGGTAAAACGCTGGAAACCATCGACGGCGATTTCATACAGACTTTCAGCACCCTTTTTCCTGATTACAATACACAGGTAGGTATCGCATATGACCATCTGGGCCAAATATCTACTCCATTACTTATTGATGTAACAAGGCGCCCCACTCTATTTCCGATAGAAAATGGAAATCTGAACTGTATTCTTCCCTTCTTTTTCATGCGATCTCGCCTGAACGAGGCCCTTCCTATGATTGCGATTCGCGAAGGATATGTGAAGATTCATATTACGCTGAGACCGTTTGACCAATGTGTACGACAAATGCGTGGATACAGGGAAGATTGTACATCCGTGCCGAAACCTATTTCTACGCCATTTACATTCAGCAGTTGCGCTTGGAAATATGACTCCGCTGTTTACACTGGATCGTGGGATATTCCCCCGCAATACAGTTTCACCATTGATATTGACGGGACGCAATACAACTGGAGTTATAGTTCCTCTACAAGGCGTGGGACATGGGCTATTCAGCCGCCATCTTCATTTACACTCAGCTCACAGTATATATGGAACCCTGCGGTAGGCGCAGGTTGGTCGCCCGCCGAGCCTATTTTCAATATCGCCTACAGAGACCCCGTCGTGCCTGGACGATTTTATTATTGGGACCCAGCCCCGATGGCATGGCGCTCTGGAGGATTAAACGCCGGCGCACCGTCATTTGCCTTCACCTACGGCGACAATGTGTGGCGCTCAAAGGTGGGAGATTGGAGTGTGGCCGCCCCTACATTCAAATCTACACAGCTTCTCACCTATGGAGCCATTGTGGATGGAAGTTTCCGCACGAAAATGTTGCGTGAGCCATTTGAGATTCTTCACAGGCAGGTACAGACATTCAGTTTCGACGAGCCTTTGAAATATAGTGTGAACAAGCAAACGGACCTGATTCGTGTACAACTCCCTTTAGAGGCAAATCACCCTATTGAGGAGATCATTTGGTTCGTGCGTCGTAAAGGTACGAGTATAAATAATGAGTGGACAAACTACTCCAGCGCTCTTGAGCGGGAATGGAACGCGAGTGCAAAGTTGCCTATGCTTAAAAATGCCATTATACAAGTTAATGGCACGACTCTATGTGACGCCGAAGAGCAGTTTTATCGCGATAATATTGCCTCTGCGCATCGTGGTGGCTACGCAGCGTATTCGCGTTTCATCTATGGATACAGCTTTGCGAAATTCCCTGGAGAGCATCAGCCGAGTGGGTCTATCAATGCGAGTCGTCTGAATGCCTTCCGACTTGTATTGGATGTATTGCCACCCGGCGGAGCGAGCGATACCCAATGGGAAGTCAAAGTATTCTGTATTGGAATGAACTGGCTGCGTTTCGACAACGGCCTCGCAAATCCTATGTTCGAAGATTAATATCCACCCTATTCAGAAATGTCCTTTCGTTCTTACATCGCAAATGTTGCGAAGGCTGTTAGCTCTCAAGAGGGGTTTTCTGGCACGGCCGAGGAAGAAGAGATATTCTACGGCTATTCCATGACCGCCGTGCTCATATATATAATCATTACGATAGCATTTGGCGTAGGGGCTTCGGTCCTTTCTTACAGATACAATGTAGCTGCGGGGACAGGAACGACTCTTACAGTAGTATATGCGGGTCTAGCCTTCTTCTTCAGCTATCTCTATTACCCCTTCTACGCGCTTGTTCTCACAGGCGACAAGGGCAAGAAAAACGTAGGCCGCCGCTAGTTCACCAGGCGCATATAGGTCTGTACTTCATTGATATATTTCGGATCAGGCGAACATGTGCCCGCCTCTAAAGAGCGCCATATGAAGGCACAGGCCTCCTTACATTTCGCCCGATCTCCATGTCTATAGCTACTCCGCACAAAGTTCTTAACAGGTGGCTCACAAGCCTCGTAGATGAATACATAGTTTGTAATCATCTGCTGATAATCACCGTAGTAGTGCTCGAATATATCCTTGTTATCGAAATATACGGGGCTGAATAGCTGCTCATCTGCGTGGCCGTATCCCTTCTCCAAATACTCCAAGAACTTGTTTTCAATGAGGTCACACGCCTTGAACATATATTCGGCATTCCCTGTGAAGAATCCACTACACATACTACAGCGCCCCCATTTATAGTACTCTGCGGTGTTTTGAATAAGTGATTCAGGAATATAATCAATATAGCATGTGGAGAACTTGTCGCGTTTTACTGCAAGCGCCTCGTCAAGCCGCTGAACATTTTTGTAGCCCATGCGCTCAATACAAATATTAATCCAGGCGAAATGCGTTGAACCGAACTCATTGCGTTGAATCGTCTCTTTCAACATCATATAGCGCGCCATACAGAATAAATAGTAACTCGCCGTATTGCGATTGTCGAAGTTATACGGATGTTCTTTGCGATTCTTCCAAATACGCTGGCGATAGTCTGCGAATGTCTCCACCAAGTCCACGCCATTCTTATGGAATCGGAGTTCGTCAAAGCTGCGCTCCACGAATCGCGTCTTCTCCAACAAATGTTTCGGACGCATGGCGCGCAACTTCTCCACGTTCTCAGACTCGCAGTAGACCACCATATTATACGGCAGGCACATCGTAGATATGGCATGCGTGAGATAATGGTCCGCACCACGCTTATTGATTTCCACACTCGCATCGGGGCATTTCGTCAAATCGAAATACGCCGTTACGAGTGTCCATTCACTATTGTCCCGCTTTGGAAACGTGGTAGCAGGGTCAAAAGAAATAATCCCCGTGCCTGACCAATGACCCAAATCTGTGAGATCATAGCGCTCCTCCGCAGGAATCTTGTACCAGAAATTGTCGCGCATTTCCTTGAAAAACCAGATATCGTCGCATATGGCGAAGCCCTTATAGCCAACACTTTTGAGCCACTCGTACATCTCGATTTCCATAGAGCCGTTGTGAGGGTCCACGTCCATAAAAATAAAGGGGGCTTCTAGAATCTTATCCAGCCATTTCGCCCGTCCCTCCGATTCAAAGAGATTATCCATGGAAAATACGATATTTTCCCGGGAGCGAATCGCCTGATTGGTGACCTTATCCATGATATCAAAACTGTAGACCGTGTTCGTGGGATTATAAGACAAGGCGAGGGCCGATTTGCCTTGATGTGTTCCAATATCAATAATCGTAGCTCCCTCGAACTGCGAGGCTAAGTATGCGAGAACTTTATAGTGCTCTTTACCCATAGGGCCGTGAAACTCGGGGCAGCCGTCCAGAATACCCGCGAAACGCGAGAAGTCGGTATGGCTGTTCTTACTCAACTCGTAGTGCATTCTTATACGATATAGACGATGCGTTTAGACCCCGTTTTCCTCGTCATTCGTGTCCAAGGTCCTGGGCTGTTTTCGTGTTTTACGCGCAAAAATCTTATTGAATTTGTTCGTAGAATAGCCGTATTGGAATAACATGCTTTGTCCAGGAATCTTCACTTTCGTATGGAGCTCAGGGTCAGAAATACCGTGCCAGTGTCTCGGATAGAAATATTTCATCGGATAGACGTGGACATCCGGAAACTCTCGCCGCGTCGCATTATAGAGTTTCGTCGTATAATGGGGGCCCAGAGCGCGCCATGCCTCCAACTTCACTTCTTTCAAGTTTTCTGTAACACTTTGTCCAACTCCATCCAAGAGCCGTTTGATAAAGGGATGTCCCTTTTTAGCCCCTATGAGGCCATTGGCCACCATACGCCTCGTCTTTTGTATATACGGGTCAATCCGACCCAGTTTCCGTGTAAATGCCGCAGACAGATTCTCCCAGCCGAAAAACACGGAGGCACGATTATCATCCAAGAAGTCGGCGAATTTCTGTGACTTCATAATGACGGAATCAGCATCAATGTAGATGCCGCCGTATTTATACAGGGCAAGTAGGCGAATAATATCGGCTTTCCCTGCGAGTTGGTCGCGAAAGGCATTATAGGCCTTGCGCAGACCTTCAAACGAGTCTATTCCGAGCCCCTTCATATTCTTTTCGCCCCACATCATATATTTATAACCGTGCTTCGCGGCGAAATCTTTCACGCTTTTCATCCAGGAATCGGGACGTGGATTCGAGCCCAGCCATATTTGATGTATTATTTTCGGGATTCCGCCTCCGCGTTGAGGCTCCATCTTATTTGGAGCTTAGAAATGAAATTGAAGTCGCTGCCGCTTATAGCAGTGTGTATGAGCTCTGTTACTTCCTGTGTTCAGACAGTCGTCGTAGAGTTCCCTTTCTCTACCGCGCGATTCCATACGATGGAGCTACGCCCTGTTCTTCCCCCCTATATGAAACGAGCGGCTGAGCACCGCGTAATACACCATTCCCACTTCGGCAAAGATACATATTGGTATCCGTGTGGTCGTGTAATTCTAAGAAACTTCGATGGGACGCTGAAAACATGGTATCCGAAACCGACGCTCGAGTTTGCTATAAAGTGCCCGAGCCCCTATAGGTGTTCCTTCCAGTTTCACAAAGGCGGCATAGTAACCGCGGTGTATTATGACGAGCCCTTCTATTGGTCGGGGCCACTGGAAGCCAGGCCGCCCACCGGCCCCTTTACCGTCATGTATGATGACGATGAAATGATGGATTCCCCCTATGAATCTGACGAGGCGGAATACGAGTCAGCCTATTAGACCGCAGCTCGATGTGATGCCTAAGGTTTCCCTCTAACTCCTAAAAAGAGATGGTCGCCGCCCTACTGCGTGTGGTCTACGGCGGTATCCAGGACGCCAGATTTATTACACAGAAGGCGCAGCCGAATATTCGTTTTTTCGTGAAGGCCTTCATACGCGCGGGGCGATTTACGACACAGTGGGTGCGCCTCGATTTTGATACTCTTCCCACACTCGGAAACACATCCACCATTACTTTGCCGAGAAAGGGGCAGCTGCTATCCCGCCTTTATCTCGTGACCACAATGCCCGATATTGGGACTCCACAGACTGCGGCTATCGATTGGTGTATAGCGAATAATAAGGGATTCGCAGGGCCCAGATTCGGTTGGACAAACTCGCTCGGCCATGCCCTACTACAACAGGCCACGCTGGAAATCGGAGGGACTCGTGTCGAGCAGATTGATGGACGCCTCCTCGAAGTGATGGACGAATACTATACGCCACTGGAGAAAGTCAGCCTTATGGATAAACTCTTGCCCCGAAATACACAAAACTTTCAACCCGGCCTCACATTCGGCAGCGATACTGTAACACAGGCCACAACCCCACTCCCATTCTGGTTCAGTTGTGGAGACGCGGGAACATTTCTTCCCCTTGATGCGCTACAAGCTGACCCCGTGAAACTCCGTATTACATTCGCGACAGCAAACGCACTTTACACAAGTACTGCCCAAAGAGATACCAGTAAGCTCACGAACATTCCTGCGGGGGGCGAGGCATATTTCCCCCTCGCTTCATCCCCCTTTTATTACCCCGACACAGCTGGTACAGATATATCTGGTCTTGATGGATATCCTGGGCATTTCACAAAAGTATCCGTCATTCCTGATATTACGGAGCCTACAGCACAACTCCTACAGAGACTCGGTGATTCATATTTGATGGCGGAGTATGTATACTTGGACCGCGCGGAGGCGAACAGATTTCGTTTGGCCGATATTCAAGTGCCTATTCTCCAGCATTATGCGTTTGACCCCGTAGATACGAGAGGTGGTGCGGATGTAAACTGCTATATGAAGATTGCGAATCCGACACGGAATCTCTTTTTCTACGCCCAGCGATTTGAGGCGGGATATTGGAATGCGCCTTTCCTCGCTACCCGTGATTTATCGGGCGCAGATACACATATTGCCCCGTGGTGGCCGAATGCCTCCCTGATTGGAACACGAGTATATTCGGAGTTACAGCCAGGATTTGTCTACAGAAACTCGGAGCCGATTTCACAGATACAGCTTATATACGAGGGGTCGCTATATCGTTATGCCACAGGCTCACCCTCCGTTTTCCGCTCTCTGATTCCGGGGCTTGAGCAGAGAAAATCGCCCTGGGTAAATCGCTACATCTATAATCTCCCTTTTGCGTTTCAGTCGGGACTCCTGGCCCCATCACAGCCATGTGGAGAGGCAAATCTCGATAAGATTGTGAATATCAATCTCAAACTACAACTACAGCCGTTCGCGGGTAGAGAAGCCACAGCGGTGCCGCGATATTTGATACATGTCTGGGCGGAGACATATAACATCTTTCGAGTATACGGCGGGCGCGGCGGTATGATGTTCGCCTACTAAAAAAATGGCGGTGTTCAACAGCGCATGCCCTTAGCCAAATCACTCCTCGCTGCCACTCTCCATCTCCTCTTCTTCCCCCTCCTCCGCCATGGCATCATCACCTAGCTCGAACCCGTTTTCCATGATGGAGAGCAGATTCTCGTAGCCCTTCCCCAAGCGCTCGGGTGTGATGTTCTTAGAGGCTGCCATACCCTTATACAGCAGGTTCACGGTAGCAGGGTGCGTCCGCACCCTACAGAGAAAGGTGACCCACCCCTCCTTTACTGTATCTAGCAGCTCCGCATCGTCTTCTGCATAAATGACGCTATGGAGGATATAGGCAGAGAAGAGCCCAATGTTCCATTGGCTCTTCTTCTTCGTTGCCGTGGCACATGGCTGAACGGTATCGGCCGCCTTATAGATATTGAGGAGCATCGTCAGCCGCGCAGTGAC